CCTTCTGATGAACCACATCATGAAAACCGTGATCCAGGAGTACACAAACGCCTCCAAGCTTCTTGGGCAAACGCCCATCGACTATGAGGTAGCTCTCACTGCCACGACTAACAAAGCAGTCGAAGTCCTCAGCGTAGCTACGGGCTTCCCTGCCACGACAGTCCACAGCTTCATGAACCTGAAGGTCGTGGACAACTACACCACAGGTGTCTCTTCGATCACCCGGACCAACTCCTGGAAAGTGCATAAGAACCAGCTCATCTTCGTTGACGAAGCCTCGATGATCGACACCAAGCTGCATGACTTCATCTTGCTCGGCACAGATTCCAGCTGCAAAATCATCTATCTGGGTGACCACTGCCAGATGGCACCGGTCTTTGAGACCATCTCCCCGGTCTACAAGCACCCCAAGAACTTCGTCAATCTGACGGAACCAATGAGGAATGCGGGCCAGCCTGCCCTCGTTGATCTGTGCGCACGTCTCCGCAACACCGTCGAAACTGGGAAGTTCTTCCAGCTCCCATCGGTTCCTGGTGTCATCGATTATCTCGACGGCCCGTCCGCTCAGCAGTTCATCGACACCACATTCAAAGTCGAGAACCCTGGCTGCCGGATGCTCTGTTACACCAATGCCCGGGTCCAAGAGTATAACGACTATGTCCGAAATCTAAGGGGTTACCCTGATCTGTTCACCGAGGGTGAAGTCCTGATCAACAACTCCGGCATCCAGCTCGGCAAAACCTTTCTGCGTGTTGAGCAGGAACTCACAGTCAACAAGGTTCTCTCTACGCCTGCACCCCATTCTCTCGATGCCACAGACCCTAACGCCACGATCGATGTCTATCGGGTCGAACTTAGCACACCTGGTGGTTCCCCCATCTCCGTGATGATCCCGTCCAATACGGATCACTACAAAGCGATGATGAAGCACTTCGCCAGGATCAAAGACTGGACGAAATTCTACTTCCTCAAGAACAACTTCCCTGACCTTCGTCAGAAGGATGCGGCCACCGTCTACAAGGCCCAGGGCAGCACCTACAAGTCCGTGTTCCTGGATCTCGGCAACATCGGCAAATGCACCAAGGAAGATCAGCTGGCACGGATGCTCTACGTCGGTGCCTCTCGTGCAACCACACGTCTGTTCTTGTTTGGCCAGCTTCCAGATCGCCTCTTTTAATGGAGAAGTTATGACCAACCTCGAGAAGTTGTTCGGCCTCGATCAGATAGCCGATTTGTCCCAAATTGAACGGGACTGCCTCGCTGTCCGGTCAGAGTTTCCAGACATCTTGCGAGCTCTCGCACTTGATGACTACGACCAGATCACGCTGACGATCTCCTCCGATTACGCCCTGATCCTTGCTGACGATATCGAGTTTGCCGCTCAGCATAATCCCCTTGGTGAGTTCGGTCCTCCTGCTTGGGTTCACCCTGACTGGGAGGACGACGACTTCACTTAAACCCACCTCCATTGAGGAGTTTCCCAATGTCTGCCCAATATCGCAATCCCATATACGTCAACCCTGTCATGGAACTCCTGGACCCAGTGGTCTCTGGTCTGATCATGCCTGAATGGCGCCGCCTGGATGCTATCCTAAAGGCATTGATCCTCAAGAATTTCACCGCTGGTGGCCACGAAGATGGCTTCCTCCATGGGGGCGAAACCTACTGCCTCAAGAAGCCCTTCTATCTGCGTGGTGCGCAAATCTCCCCCATCCATTTCTCGCTCTTTGATGATGCAGAATTCTATCGGCAGTGTCGTGATGACTTGAAACGCGACATCAAGAAACTCCGTCAGTCACTGACTGTGGTTCTCCCTCGATGCCGCGACAAGCAGGATCTACGGGACGCATTCCCTGAAGTCTTGATCAGATACATCCCCGAGCTGCAGTCGCTGGCAAGATCCAGAGAAGAGGGACACCTCCTGGAGTCCACTCCTGTGCTGCACCGCCAATTTGAACAAGCTGTGAAAATAGCCCTCGCTTACACAGCCAACCAGTTGATATATTAATGAAATATCTCACCTTTACGAAGCAAGAGCGCAACTCTTACGAGATATGCTTCCTTGTCCCCTCGCTACATATGGCAGATATCGACCGACACTATGTCGAGCCGTTTCTCGATAATGAGCGTGAACACCTGCTGGCCTATGACCTGTTCCAACAGGGCAAGAAGACCCCAGTGAAACTCCAACGGGAGTACCTCGAGCAGCTCCTCCCAATTCTGGAGGATCTGCATGTCAAATACCTCGTCACCTGTGATGCAGAGTATTTCAAAACCCTCACCAAATCCCCCAAAGCAGATGCTGCTCTAGGATACGTTCTGGATAGTGTCTGTGGCCGCTTCAAGGTCATCTACTGCCCAAATTACAAGACGATCTTTTACGATCCAGACCGTATCAAAACGAATATCAGTGCTGCCCTGCGTGCTCTCGCAATGCACCGGCAGGATACCTACCTTCCCCCGGGCTACGAGATCATCAAGTCTGGCTCCTACCCTTCAACCACGGCTGACATCAGATCCTGGCTCCAGCTTTTGTTGGATATGAACTGCGCTCTATCGGCAGACATCGAGACATTCTCTCTGAAGCATCATGAAGCCGGCATAGGCACCATCAGCTTTGCATGGAATGAGAGCGAAGGTGTTTCCTTCGCAGTTGACTATGAGCCAATCCCCGGTGCCACATCAGCCCCCTACGGCAGAGCCGTAGTCAATGGGCCTGTGCGAGAGTTGCTGAAGGAGTTCTTCCGCGCCTTCAAACATAAGATGATCTGGCACAACATCAGCTTTGATGTCTATGTGCTTGTTTATCAACTCTTTATGGATGACCTCCTCGACACGAAAGGTCTCCTAGATGGCCAAGCAGTTCTTCTCAACAACTGGCACTGCACCAAGCTCATCACATACCTCGCCACCAACTCGTGTGCCGGTAACAAACTAGGTCTGAAAGACCAGGCCCAGGAGTTCGCAGGCAACTACGCTGTGGGTGACATCAAAGATATCACCATGATACCTTTGGACGTCCTGTTGCGGTACAATCTGGTGGATACCCTTTCCACCTGGTTCGTCTTCAACAAGCACTGGCCCACCATGGTCCAGGACGAGCAGCTCGAGATCTATAACGAGCTGTTCCAGCCCTGCATTTGGGACATAATCCAGATGCAGCTCACTGGCCTTCCCATTGATATGGAAGAGGTAAAGCGTCTCGAGATCGAGTTGCAAACTCATTCCGACAAAGCTGTCGCTGAGATGAACAACAACATTCTCCTGCAGGAGTTCCTCTACACGGAGAATGAGGCCTTAGTTCTCAAGAAGAACGCAGAATACAAGGTCAAGCGCATCACGCTTGCTGATGTCGATGTACCCTTCAATCCCAACTCGGGCCCGCAGCTTCAGCGGTTCCTCTTTGAGCAGCTTGACCTGCCTGTTCTGGATCTCACCGATACAAAGCAGCCGGCCACTGGAGGGGAAACTCTCGAGAAGCTTCTGAACCACACAGAGGATCCAGAGATACTGGAGTTTCTGCAAGCTTTGCTGGAGTTCAAAGGCGTCGATAAGCTCCTCACCAGCTTCATTCCTGCGTTCCTCAAAGCGGCGCCGGATGACAATGGTTGGCACTGGCTCTTTGGCAACTTCAACCTTGGTGGAACTCTGTCCGGTCGCCTGTCCTCATCGGGACCCAACCTGCAGAACCTACCGGCCAAAGGCAAATGGGCTAAGCTGGTCAAGAAGTGTTTCAAAGCCCCTCCTGGTTTTCTGTTTATTGGTCTGGATTTCGACTCCCTTGAGGACAAGATTTCAGCTCTCACAACAAACGATCCCAATAAGCTGAAGGTCTACACGGATGGGTATGACGGGCACTCTTTGAGGGCCTACTCGTATTTCACCGAGCGGATGTCTGACATTGATCCAGACTCAGTGGCCAGCATCAACTCGATCGGCAAGAAATACCCCAATGAACGGCAGGATTCTAAAGCTCCGACTTTTGCCCTCACTTACCAAGGGACCTACATCACCCTGATCAACAACTCAGGGTTCACCGAGCCCTTGGCACGCCACATCGAGAACCAGTACCACGAGCTGTACCGGGTCTCAGACGAGTGGGTTGCTGCCCGCATCCATGAAGCCTCAAAGACCGGTTTCATCACGGGTGCCTTTGGTCTCAAAGTCCGGACCCCTCTGCTGAAGCAGACCATCCTCGGAAACCGAGGCACACCCTATGAAGCAGAGGCCGAAGGTCGCTCAGCGGGCAATGCTTTGGGACAGTCTTGGTGTCTCCTCAATAGCCGGGCCCACAAAGAGTTCATGAAGGTCGTTAGATCTGGTGAATATCGCCTGGATATACGGCCCTGCGCTCAAATCCATGACGCAGGCTACTACGTCATCCCTGATGCGATGCCTGTTTTACGCTATGTAAACAAGCATTTAGTCGAGGCTGTGCAGTGGCAAGATCACCCAGATATCCAACATGATGCCGTCAAACTCAGCGGGCAATTAGGGGTCTTTTACCCTGATTGGTCAGCGGAGATGACACTCCCAATCGAAGCATCAAGTGAAACTATCAACGATCTTGCTTATAAACATCACTTGAAATACTGTGCTGAAACCGCTTGATATTATCCCCCGATAATCAACTAGAAAGATTCCCCAATGTCTAAGTCTGAAGTCCAAAGCCGTGCCATGTATTTCTACATCGCCTCGGTCGAAGCCAACTTTGAGCGTGACGGTGCAATCCGTCGACGCACGATGAATATCGTGTTGGAACTCCAGGAACGGAAGATCACAGCTGCGGCCCTGAACAACGCTCAGCTCGCCATCACACAACGTCTCTTTGAAGAGATGGGTGTCGACCGTGAGTCCACCAAAGACCTGGTGTTCCTGAACATCAGCTACCTGGGTCACATGCCTCGCCGGGCTTTCCACGACATGCAGCCAGAATCTTTAGACTCCTGAGTCTTTTTTTGGGGCTGAAGCCTCCTTCTGCAACACCAAGAGGTGATCCATGAACGTAATGACCAACAACTCCGATCTGTCTCTCTGCATGTCCGTCTGGCTTGCCCATGACGACTACGCCAATGGCGCAGACCAGTTCCCTGGGAAGAACGTGATATCGGCCACCTCGTTGCTGAAGCCTACCCGCCAGCTTGTCCTGGGAAATCGTGTGCCCATGAAGGAGCGGACTGTCGACGTATCTGACATGATCCCCTCCCAATTGGGCCGCGCTATCCATGACAGCATCGAGGGAGCCTGGACCCATGGCTACCAAGAGGCCATGCTCAAGCTGGGGTACACCCAGAAAGTCATCGACCGTGTCAGGATCAACCCTGAGACCGTCGAAGACGGGGACCTTCCCGTCTATCTCGAGCAACGGTTTTTCAAATCCATCACAGTTGATGGTGTGGAAATCATCATATCGGGCAAATTCGACCAGATTATCATGGGCGAATTGAACGACACCAAGACCACATCCGTCTACGCCTACATCAATCGCTCGAAGGAAGAGGACTACCGAATTCAGGGCTCGATCTATCGTTGGATCAGCCAAGACAAGGTGACCTCTGACATCATGCGTATCCAGCACGTCTTCACCGACTGGCAAAGGTCCATGGCCCGAGCCAGCAGAGATTACCCCCAAGAGCGGGTTGTCGAATTCAAAGTGGAGATGATGAACATCAAAGAGACCGAGAATTGGATGCGTCTCAAGGTCCGGGAAATCATTGCCAACCAGAACCTCCCAGAACCAGAAGTGATCCGGTGCTCTGACAAAGATCTCTGGAAATCTGACCCGCAATACAAGTTCTACGCTGACCCCGCAAAAGCCACACAAGGTGGAAGATCTACAAAGAACTTCGCCAATTACCCCGCAGCTGCAGCCCACCGCAACAAGGCGGGAAAAGGCGTTGTCATAACAGTTCCCGGCCAGGTGAAAGCCTGTGGCTACTGCCCTGGCTTTACCGAATGCACTCAGAAAGACGAGTACCCTGAAAATGATCGATCTTAACACTGTAGACCACCACCCTGCGATCGAGGAAATTGTCGAAATCCTCTGCAATAAAGCCCAGAAAACCGACCGTGGTTTCTTCCGTGTTGAGGTTGCCTATTTCCTCTCCAAGATGGCCGCTTCAATGCGTGCCACGATCCAGACAAAGGACCGGGGAGAGATCCCAGTGAATGTTTATGCACTGGCCCTGGCAACGTCCGGCTTTGGAAAAGGCCATTCCATAAGTATTATGGAAACTGACTTCATGGCTGGCTTCCGCAAACGCTTCATGGAAGACACATTTCCGGTAATCTCTGAAGGCCACCTCGCCCGTCTGGCTCTCGAACGTGCAGCCATGTCAGGCAAGACCGAAGAGGAAGAAAAGCAGAAGCTTGACCGGGAATTCATGGATGCAGGCGCACTCGCTTTCACCTTCGATTCAGGCACTCCAGCAGCCGTCAAGCAGATGCGCCAGAAGCTTCTCCTGGCAAAGTGCGGCGCCATCAATCTCCAGATCGATGAGATTGGTTCCAATCTTGTTGGCTCCACAGATGTTCTCAACGTCTTCCTCGAGCTTTACGATCAAGGACAGGTCAAGCAGAAGCTCATCAAGAATACCGCGGAGAACACCCGGGGCGAAGAGCTTGAGGGCAAGACCCCAACCAACGCTCTGTTGTTTGGCACACCGTCAAAGCTTCTCGACGGAGGCATCACTGAGGATCACTTCTACTCCTTCCTGGAGATAGGCTACGCTCGTCGCTGCCTGTTTGCATGGGGTGAGCATGAACGTGCTTCCGCCTCTCTGTCGCCTGCCGAGATCTACAAGCGGCTTACACAGAGCAGAAACACTGCCACTACAAACGCATGGACCAATCAGTTCGCGCTTCTCGCTGACCCAGCAAAGTATGGCTGGGAGATGGAAGTCCAGGACGACGTAGCAATCGAGCTGCTCACCTACAAGATTGAGTGTGAGGACCTTGCCGATCGCATGGCCGATCATGAGGATATCCGCAAAGCGGAGATGTCTCACCGGTACTTCAAGTGCATCAAACTGGCCGGCGCATTGGCATTTGTCGATGAGTCTTCCGAAATCACAATGTCCCACCTGCACTCTTCCATGAAACTGGTCGAGGAAAGTGGCGTTGCGTTCCAGAAGCTGATGAACCGTGAGAAGACCTACGTGAAGCTGGCCAAGTACATTGCGGCCAACGACACTGAGTTGACCCACGCTGATCTGCACGAAGCCCTTCCGTTCTATAAGTCGGGCCAGGCTGCACGCAACGAGATGATGACCCTGGCGACTGCCTGGGGCTACAAGCAGCACATCCTCATTCGGAAAACTTTCGTGGATGGTATTGAATTCTTCTCAGGTGACACGCTTGAGGAGACCAACCTAGACGAGATGCGTCTGTCGTACTCGGACCACTTTGCTTACAACTATCAACCCGAGAAAGCTGCCTTCAAGCAGCTGCACCTGTTGACCCAAGCAAAGGACATGCACTGGGCAAATCACCACTTCACCAAAGGCCACCGTGCCGAGGAGAATGTGATCGAGGGCTTCAACATGGTCGTCATCGACTTTGATGGGGATGTGCAACTGGCAACAGTTCACGACCTCCTGAAAGACTACCAGTTCATGACCCACACCACGAAGCGTCACACACCTGAAGTGAACCGCTTCCGGGTCATCTTGCCGATCAACTATGTCCTGACACTGGATCAGGACGACTACAAAGAGTTCATGAACAACGTCATGGATTGGCTGCCATTCAAAGCTGACGAGCAAGCAAACCAGCGTGCCCGCAAGTGGATGACATTCGATGGTGGCACCCATCATTACAATGACGGGGACCTCCTCGACTCTTTGAAGTTCATCCCAAAGACCACGAAGAACGAACAGTACCGCAACTCTATGAGTGAACTGGAGTCTCTCGATAATCTCGAGCGCTGGTTCGCTCAGCGGATGGCGTCAGGCAACCGAAACAACCAGATGATCAAGTACGCCTTGGCTCTGGTTGATGGCGGTATGGATCTGACCCAAGTCGAGCAATCTGTTCTCAGCTTCAACGCTCGTATGAACTCACCTCTTACGGAAGATGAGATCAGATCTACGATTCTCGTCACCGTAGCGAAAAAGATCTACTCGTCTCCTTGATATATTATCTAGGATATGTGACACCTTAATCCCCGCGATATAATCCACGGATATTTCCCAAATATCCAATTGATTGTTTTTTCTGGTTGGTTCAATCCGCCAGATCGAAAGGACGCACTATGTCTCAAAATTTTAATGATCAACTCGTCTTGATTGCGGGGGAATCCGGTACTGGCAAGTCAGCCAGCTTGATCGACCTCCCTAACCACGAACGGGTGATGTACCTGAACTGCGAGTCCGGCAAGAAACTGCCGTTCAAAAACAAGTTCAAGACATTCGTCATCACGGACCCATACCAGGTCCATGAAGCATTTGATCATGCTCTCAACAGCCCCGATTTCGATATCATCGTGGTCGACACTCTGACGTTCCTCATGGACATGTTCGAGACTCAGTATGTGCTGCCCTCCACCAATGGAATGCAGGCATGGGGCCAGTACGGTCAGTTCTTCAAAGTCCTGATGCAGGAGAAAGTCGCCGCCTCTGACAAGTCGGTGATTATCCTTGGCCACACACGCTCCGAGCTTGATGAAAAAGCAATGGAGATGAAAACAGCTGTGCCTGTCAAAGGCGCACTGAAAAACAACGGCATTGAAGCGTACTTCTCAACTGTTGTTGCAACAAAGAAGGTCTCACTCAAGGACCTCGAAGGCTACTCTTCTGGTCTGCTCACCCTGACAGAGCAAGATCATCTGCTTGGATTCAAGCACGTCTTTCAGACCGGACTGACCAAGGCCACGATTGGAGAACGACTTCGCTCTCCCATGGGTATGTTCACGACGGCTGAGACATTCATGAACAACGATGCAGGACTGCTCCTGAAGCGCCTCAACGAATATTACGCTTAAAGCGTCCTCAAAAAGTGAAGGAATAAACATGAATATGTTTGCAAATGTGACCTCTGACGGTCTCGAAGATGCAGTAGACCGTCTCGGTGGTGGTGGTGTCCTGGAAACAGGCGGATACCCTGCAACGGTCAAACTGGCCTATGCTGGTAAATCCAACAGCTCCAACGCGCAGTCTGTCGTTGTGCACTTGGATATCGGTGGCATGGAAGTCCGTGAATCCCTCTGGGTCATGAACAAAAATGGCCAGAACTTCTACCAGGACAAGAATGACGCAACCAAACGTCAGCCTCTCCCTGGCTTCACAACTGCAGATGACCTGTGCTTGTTGATCACTGGCCAACCTCTCTCTTCTACCAACATCGAAGAGAAGATCGTTTCGCTCTATGACTTCGAAGCAAGAAAGGATCTTCCGCAGAATGTCCCTGTCTTGATCGATCTCATCGGCAAGCAGGTCACTGTTGGTCTCGTCAAACAGAACGTGGACAAGACTGCAAAGCAGCCTGATGGCTCCTACGCACCAACCGGTGAAACTCGTGACGAGAACACGATCGACAAGTTCTATCACGATCCGAGCTTGCGGACTGTCTCCGAAGTCAAAGCTGGCATCGAAGAAGCTGCCTTCTACCAAAAGTGGGTAGCCAAGAACGAAGGCAAAACTCGTATGCGTGCCAAGGGTGCTGAAGGCAACACTGGCGCTCCAGGGCGTCCAGCAGCTGCACCAGGTGCCGCACCGGCTCCTGCTAAGTCTCTGTTCGCGGTCTAAGCAACAGATGCTCGTAGGTATCGATCCAGGGTTCAGTGGGGCAATCGCCTTGCTGGACCCGGTTACCGGGAAGCTGGCTGTCCATGATATGCCAACTGCCCCTAACCCGAAGGGTCGAAATGAAACCGATCTACATGGTCTTGCCAGGCTCCTCGCCCCAACTTGGGAAGGGCGCTCAATTGCCATGCTGGAGTTCGTCGCTGCCCGTCCAGGACAAGGGGTAGCCTCCATGTTCCGGTTCGGTCAGCACTACGGCACAGTTCAAATGGCCCTCGCTGGCCATGGCTACGAAGTCCACTACGTCACGCCCCAACTCTGGAAAAAGCATTTCAAGCTTTCAAAGGACAAAGGGGTCAGCAGAGGTCTCGCTTCCCGCAGATTTCCTGCGAACTCAGAGAGCTACGGCCGAGTCAAAGATGACGGTCGAGCCGAAGCTTCTCTCATCGCTCTTTACGGTCTTGAGACCCTCAACAGATTGAAAGCATAACCCATGCAAATCACCATGAACCAAGTCGAGATCACAGAAGCCATCAAGGCCTATGTGTCGAGCCAGATCAACATCAACCCGGGGATGAACATCACTGTCGGTTTTGACCATACCTCCCCCTTATCAGCTGTCCTGAGCATCTCCTCTGACAAGACGATCTCAGACGAAGTTGAGGACGAGATCATCCTCATTGCTGCTCACGGTGAACCAAAAGCAGCAAAAGCCCCGCCGAAACCTCGCAAGGCAGTCAAGACAAAGAAACCTGAATTGGTCGTCGAAACGCCTCAAGAGGAAGTCGCTGCTCCTGTTGAATCTGTGGCCAACCCGTTTACCGAAGCCAATGAAATCCAAGAGGCTGAGATTGTCGAAGAGGCTGCCGCTGAACCAGTAGAAGCAGCACCCGCTGCTGCAGCTCCTGTGTCCATCTTCAACTTCTCAAAATGAGCGACTGGTTCAAAGCCGTAGCGTTCGCCGTGATCCTGGCAATGGGATTCTTCGGTGCTCCTCTACTCTTCGTGGTTTTGAGCACCGTTCTAACAGTTGCTGCAATCGTCTTTCTGATCTGGTTCCTCCTTCAGATCGTCAAGGACGACAAGCAGTGAAAGTAGGGGGCCCTGCACCCACACCCGGGGCCTCCTACAAATCCTACATAATACCGGAATAGCCGAGGTTTCCTCCCCCCCTCGGTTATCGTGCTGATGGCTACCCTCCCAGGTCTCGCATGTAACTAGGGCCCATCAGGATCAAACCTGATGGGCCCACTTTTAGAAAGCGGTAAAATGATCGCGTTCCCACGCTTTGCCAGAAATCCTGACGCATTTTCGGGCAATGACCACGATCGCGATCAAACACCATAGTGGTGTAATACAGTTCAACTAACTGGTCATATACGGCCGGTTGGTTCAATTAACTGGTCATATCCGGCCATATCCGACCGATTGAAAGTGAGGGCCCGACCGATTGAAACTTCACGCATATGAAATACGTGAAGAACGGAGTTGTTAGGTTTCCTCGGACAGATCGGTTTACTGTTTGAGGAATACACACAACCCGGGTGAGCAATACGTGTGTTCTGTAAACCGGGTTATTAGAACATATGTGTTACCATACGTCGCAAAAATCCAAAATTTACGACATAGCGTATAAACCCAGAATTTGCGCTCCAGCGTGTACGGCACTGCCGTATCTTGTGCACCCTGAGTGCACCTTCTCAGGATAAGTCAAAGTAGGACAAACCAATGCCGATTGATAACCCAACCAATCTCAGCCGCATCCATAAGATCAACCAGATCCTCCTGTCGATCTTCAAGAGCGCCAAGTCCAACAAGGCAACGCTGCCTGAGGTCCTCGAGCTACTGGCTCCCATGCTCCAGGCCACTGAGGAGCTTGTGCAAGCATTCACGCCTGCTGGTTCCACCCCAGAGCCAAAGGTCACTCCTGAGCCAATTCCTGTGCCGTCGGGTCCTAAGCTGACGCCAACCAACAACAGAAGCATCAATGACTTCCTCAAGGGCAAATCCCCTCAGGATCTCATGGATGTGATTTTCGTCACCACGACACAGCTCGAAGCAGAGTTCCTCGATCTGGGCATCACAGAGAAAAAATCATGACAATCCTTCGGTACATCATTGAGCAAACCATGTCTGATAAGGTTCTACTGAAAATTGCCACCTGTGAGCCATTCTCAATATGGCGCCCGTCGACGTATAATCCCTGGCGCCACGAAATTAGAGAGTTGGGCACGTTCCGCAATACGCTTGATGCTCACAACGAGATGCGAGCCCACATTAGATGGAACAATCCGGATAATGTTACCGACACCTGGGTCTACACAGGAAACGGCAAAGAAATTCCATCTCTCTACCTCTAACTCAGTTCGTCAGGTTGACCCAAGGGTTCAAACCTGGCGCATTGAACAACATTCCAGGACCGACGGAATACCCAAGACGGTCATCAGCTATCACAGACAATGCGTTATCCGTGATCGGAGAGCCCATAGACATGCCTGGCATGTCGGGCAACATCGGAGCGCCCAATGTCGTCAGAAGAGCCCTCAATGGGTTGTTCACAATATGACGATGGGCAATCTTGATCGATCTGATCTTATACGCCCAGAACCACGTCAGGCCCATGCTCTCAGCATATGAGCGGGTCCGACCCGGCAGCAGGTTGTAGTTCACAAATTCCTCAGTGATCTTCTCCAGCGCCTGTTCATGTGAGGCTTTTCCATTTTTCTTAACATGATCGTACAAAACTGCTTTGCCCAGGAAGTCACCATACTGGACTGCACGAGCCATTCCCTTGAACAAGGCTGTGTCCCGGGAGATGACAGCATAGCGGCCGGCAGTGCCCAATTTAGACGGCAGCTTGTCTGCTTTCTCTTGGATCCACTCGACCCATTTACCTTGGCCAATGGCAGCGTCAGCTTCCGTCAGGCCCTCGGAGATAGTCGAGAACTCACCAGCTTCAATGAGAGGCCAGATAGACATACGCCTGCTGGAATCCTCCAGTGATTTTAGCTCTGTCTTCAGCTTCCGCGTCTCGGTGTCGTTGCCCCTGAAGCGAGCCAGGTTGGCTTTGATCTCAACACCCCGGCTAAGGTTCTTCAGATGCTGGTCAATCTCCACCAGCTTTGTGGTCATCCCCTTGTGGATGTCCCGAGGAGAAACCCCATTCACCAAGAGCTGCATGAAGTTCGAGCCCATGTTCGAGATAGGCACAATCACCGATCGGATCACGATGGTGTTCTTTGCCACCGAGACACCGGCTTGCCATGCGGTCTCTGCTGTTTTCAGGTACTTGTAAGCGTTCTGTCCTAGGACAGCTGTCATGGTATCGGTCAACAGCTTCTGAGACTTTGGATCCAGACGAGACAACCCAACCCAGGCATCCCCAATAGAGGCTTCACGATAGCCGATTGTATTGTTCAGCATGTCACGGCGCACAGGGAAATTACCCTCGCCAAAAATATCCTCGATGTACTCACGACTTTCGATTGGAACCAGCTTCCAGGCATCCCGGATAACGGGGTCTGAGTTCTGCTGGTCAGCCAGGTTTACGAATTCGTCTTTGCGGCCCTGACGTCTGTCACGGTCGTAGACCTCCTTGACCCGGTCGATCAGCATGAAGTTGAACTCTTGCGCAAGCTCTTCCTCAGCCTGACGTCCTGCCCAGGCACCGATCATCTCATCGGCTCTGGTGTTTGGATCAAGGCTGGCAATCTTATCTGGGTCCATGGAACGCTCGTAGCCTACGACCTCGCCCGTTGAGTCATAGATTGGCATCAATGCCTCACCGAAGCTCCTGCGAGCTCCCTGGCCTGCTTTCAGGCGCCGTTTTACATTCCCGACTTCCGAATTTGCCAAACGACCTGCAGTTTTACCCGTCACAGTGCGGCCGGTCCTTGGATCAACACCCATGGCCGAGATCTGCACAGTCTGGAGAGCTCCCTGCATGTACTGATTGTTGCCCGCTACGGTGGAGAAGTAATAGCCCTTCTTGCCTGCTTCAAAGCCCGATCCCTGGTAATCGCCGAGACGGGTATATCCCAGAGACTTTAGACGATTGAACTCAGTGTCATCGGCAACCATCATCGTGGCACCTTCACGGCTCTCGCTTGGGATGTATCCTTTGTAGCCGTTCAGCCTTGCGGCATCCGTCGACTGCTTCTTGACTTCGTTCCGGCGAAGGTCAGCCAGATAATATGTCACGAAATCCATGCCGGCAGCTTCGGTCGCTGACAGCTTATTGACTGCCACCAGAGTATCATTTTCCAGATTGGCCACAGCGTACAGAGTGGTCAGGCGATCAATTGCATCAATGGATGCCTTGGTCGTGACCATTCCCTTCTTGTCCTCTCCCAACAGACGCGAGATTGCTTCCGCATTCCGCAGCAGATTGTTGTTGTTCGAGGCGATCTTGCCGCTGATCATGAACTCCGCAAGCTCTTGGGCTTTTCTGATGTAATCGTCGGCAACCTTAGGAGCTTGGCTTCTGACCTCAGTCTCAGCCTTCTCGATCTCCTCGGTCATATAAGCTGGATCATTGATAATCTTGCGGATCTGCTCAGCAGTGTACGTCTCCCCCAAAGCAGCGATGTCGGTTTTACCCAGAGCCATATGAAGCTGGCTCCACTCTGTCTTCGTGAGTTTGCGGCTGAACTGCTCCGTGAGAATCCGCGGCAGTGTCTCCCTGAAATCCTGACGCATTCCTGAAACCGCGTACTTCACCCGGTTGATCATCTCGTAGACGACTTTGTTCTCGTCGGTTTGTCCGATGGTTTCGTTGATCAATTCCAACACGACACGAGGAATGTTCTTGGTCTCGTTCAAGAGGCTGACCGTCGCATTGGCCATTGCTTTGCCTTTGTTGGCATTTACCGCCGAGGCGAGAATTCTAGCACTCCCCCACAGAACTTCCCGGTTCTTGCTGCGACCCTCAGCTCGGTCCTTCAGGGTCTTGGCATCTGCGAAATCCCCAAGGCGCTCACCAATGGTCGATAGGAAACCAGCTCCGGCTGCGTCTCCCTGGCTCAGCAGGGCCTGTGACTTCTTCTCCACCAATGTGTGATCATCAGCTTCGATCTTAGAAAGAACTGCCGTCAGGCGATCCAGAGAAAGCAGGGTGCTCTTGTTTCCAAGTCCCTCTCCGGCGATCGACGTTGCCAAAGTATTCAGAACGCTGTCTGCTGCTGACTCAAGGAACTCGTCCATTGAATCGAATGAGACATTCCGGTCTTTTGGCAATGCTAGAATCCGAAGAGTCTCCCGGAACTGCGGGTCCACCTGGCTCAGAGCCAGGAAAGAAGCCAGCAGGTTCGAGCGGCCCTCGAGATCTGTCTCCACGCCGTATTTACCAGTGAGCACGTTGAACTTCTGCTGCGCCGTATAACGATCTTGCTGACCATTCAGATCGGGCTCGTCCATGAAGCTCTCGACCGTCAACTGCTTGGTGACGTGGGCGAAGATCTTCTGGATACGCACCAGTGCTTTGTTGTCGAACTCCATCGTCGACGCCATGGCAGCCTGAATGTTCCGGAAAGCTGAGAGCTGCTCGGCATCCATATCAAACCCGGCACTCATGAAGGTGTTTGCTGCATGGTTGGCCAGATCAGTGATCTTCAGTTCTTCCGAATCAACCTTCAGCGGGTCCCGTGTTTTCAGGTGCGATGCGATCTTGCGATCAAAGGCATACATCATTCCTCTTAAGCGACTGTCTGAGGTTTTGCCCGAGACCTGATTGAGGAGTAATCCCGGGGGTGTCGCAGTCTCCCCTGACGATACGTCGTTAGATACCAGCAATGCTCCAGTATTGAAGGCGATGTTCGAGAAGATATCCAAGGACTGTTGTGGGGACAGGCCGAGCAACTTCCGCAGACCTTTCAGGCTGGCATCCACCAGTTTCTGCAAAGGTGTACGGACCCGCGCCGTACGGAGTGCATTGATCAGGTTCTGGTTCGTCAGTGTCCAAGCAATGAACTCGTTCATCGCTGAAGCGTTCCCAATCACACCGCCTTGTCCTTGGTATTTGGTGATCTCAGCCTGCACCAGCTCTGCTGCTTCTTTGGTCTCCAGACCATCAACAGCGAAATCCATCGTCTGGAACTGGGCCATCAGGCTTTCCAGATTCTGAATGGCAGCCCGCTGTGTCTCAGTCATCTGTGAAGGATCATCGTAGAACTGCAGCAGTTGCTTGCTCAAAGCAGCGTGCAGCATCTCATGCAGGACAGTTTCGCCTGCCTGGTTCGAGATGTAGATCACCCCGTTCAGCAGGTCTATCTGACCGTTCTGAATGTCGCCGGAGCCTTTGCGCTCAGGGAAATTCTTATCCCGGAAAGCCGTCAACTTCTTGGAGGAACCAAAGAAGAAGGTGAATCCCGGCATGGCGTCTGCCACAGCCTTGACCAAGACCAGATTATCTTTGCTGGTCAGGTCGCTGTTCATCAGAACACGCACACCTTCGACATCCATTTTGACCAGACCAGGTCCGTCATCGCCGACCTCTGTGCCGACTTCACGAATGCGGTCCCGGAACTTCCGGAGAGGTTTTTCAATGGCGCTGTCCGAAGTTTGTATGTCTTTTTCGGACTTAAGTTTTGCCAGCTCCTCGTCATACATCAGGTTCATTCCCTCGACGAGATCACCTTCAATGACCTCACCCTCTTTCGAGAATGGGTTCTCACCAGATGCCATGTGATCGATCGAGTAACCGATCCGCTTGTAGACGTTCTTTCGAGCCTGGATGGACTGGGCAATGATAGCGATGCGCTCGTTTATGCCCGCCATTTCCTCAGTAATATCTAAGATCGGATCCCCGACCCCGATGTCCACACCAAGAAGCTTGACGAGTGCCCCCAAGAGTTCGCTGTTTCTCTCGAGCCCTTTCAATGGCCCGTCTTTTTCCTGGCGCATAAAGTCAGTGAAGCTGTCGGACATATCCTGTGCTGGGTTTTCCAGCCAAGCATCAGAGACGGCTTCGTTGATCAACGCTGAAAGTGTGTCGATGCCGTCGGCAGGCATCTCCAGACCGTCAAAGACAGGTAGAGTTTTCAGTGCTGTTGGATCCAGAGATTCCTTGGCGAAGTAATTCACCATCATCTTTGCGTCACCCCGGGAGATCGTCAGAAGAGCAGAGACTTTTACGCCTGCTTCTGCTGGACGTGGGATCGTTGCATTTCCGGAATATTCGTTATCCATGCTCCGGAAGAATTCATCTTGCGACTTCGATGCTGCTTTGTTCGAGAGGTTCAGGTGGTGCTCATCATTCTGGATCGGAGCGATCACGGCCCCGAACTTGGCCATCTTGTCGAACACAGCTTGATAATCATTCTCACTCATGAAGTCGGCGCCGCCCAGCTCACCCTTTTCCCGCTTCTCTTTGAGGACTTCTTGCACGGCATTGTCGAAGCGCGTGATCAGGATCAAAGACTGAGCCTGTGTAGCCTTCTGGAAGACTTCAAGTGTGGACTGGGTCCCGCCCATCATCTGTTTAATGGCCGCGTTCATTGGTGACACAAACAGGTTCTGCAGGTTCGTCGACAGCATCGCCATATTTCCACGGCTCAGCTGAAAATTGACGCCATCGTTGATGTCCCCCAGAGGGTGGCGCTTCTTATCGAAGTCCTTGTCAGTGACATACCATTCGGTTTTGCCCCCTTTGCGAGACTTGCCCACACGGGTTGTGGTCAACATCGTCAGGTCTTTAGCCAGTGTGGGATAATTCTGCAGGCTTGGGACGTCCGACAACTGCAGGCTTGGGTCTGCCAGATCGACACGCATCTGCTCCAGCTCGGTCATCTTCTGGTACAGGACCTCTGTTACCGCAGAAGTAACTTTGTTGGCTATGCCTTTGACTCCAGAGCCATAAACGGTCACCGTCAGTGGGTTCTTCAGGATGCCCCGCCCAATGACCAACTCGCCCTTCTCGTTGAAGCTGGCGTCTTTGATCAGGTAGTTCATGATGTTGTTTACGGCCGTCATGTGCCCTTGGGCTTTTGTCCCCATGACACTTTTCTGGACCTTAGCAAGTTCGTTCTGGAACAGCACAGCCGCTGTCTCGTACAGATCGACGCTGTCGCCTTTGATGTATTCGTTCAGGGTCTTGCCCTGCTCGTTGGGGTAAAACCCGCCCTTAGCCATGTTCAAAAGCTGTGACGCATCAAACTTCCCAGTCAGGAAGTGGATCATCGCATTGATCGGGCCGTCGGTTTTACCGTCTGCCTCGAGGGAGAGGTTGTGCTTGAAGCTTGTCAGGGCTTCTCCACCTTCCGCTACAGCCAGGTTATATTGGGCAACTGAAAGAATGGCGTGCAGGATTTTCGGTGTGCCTTCGCCGCCAAGTTCACCCAGAAGGACGTCTTTTTGGGCTTGGCTCAACTCGCCTCCGGCTTCCAGGAACTCCTCCATCACAGTGATCGAGTCACCGAATTTCTCGAAGATCTTCTCCTGGACAATGTCGATACCGTCGGCCCGGGCTTCTTTCTCTGTCTTCACCAGATCAGAGGACTGGGCCACAGTGAGCCAGAACAGCTCCCTGCCCTTCTCCGTCGTCATATCAAGCGTCGATACCGTGGCGACGAAAGCTTCCCGCATTGTCTTGTCCGACTGGGGGTTAAAGCCATCAGCATGGATACGTTCGTTTGAGACCACATACCAATCGAAGTGTGTCTCTACCTCGTCGGGGTTCTTGCCTTCTCTGTCGGCATAGCCCTCCAGCTGAGCATTATGGCTTTCCACTCCATTCCAGGAATAGTCGACAGAGTTATTCTTGCCTTGGATCGAAACCACGTCGACTTTGTTCATCCGGGTCTCTTCAATTACCCGCTTGCCCATCAGCTCACCAAAGGTCTCCCGGCCGATCGCCTGCATCATATTGAGATACGGCGTGTTCCGCATGAACGCGATATCCTGGTGACGCCTCAGAGCCTTGGTCATCTTCGCACCAAGCTTGCCGAGTGGGTTGTTCTTCTGGCTCTTGCGAACAGCGTCCGGTGTCTGATCAAAGTAGAACGCACGCTCAGCTTCTGGGAGAAACGCATCCTGCAGGAACATACGTGTTCCCTTCAGCTGCTCGATGACCTCTGCAGAAGTTTCGTTCGTCAGCTGAATGAAAATAGCATCTGCTGTGACGCCTGTTTCGGCTATTTCAAGCTCGAAGGTGGACTTGGTCACCAAGTGCCCGTCCATGACTGATAGCAGTTCAGCAGCGATTGCCTGAGATATCCCCAAAGTATCCGACATAGGGGCATCTTTGTTGGTGGTTACACCCCAGAATTCCCGGATGGTTCTGGCGAGAGATTCAGCAGCAGTATTTGCACCCAGACCAGAGTTGGCAGCGTGCATCATTCCTGGTGTCACGGCGTCTTCTTCGACACCAAATATCTTGGCGACCTCCTCCGCAGAGTTGTTCCGGCTGCCGGATGTGTTCATCGTCCAATGCAAGGCGGCCAGTGCTGCTGCCTGGATCAAACGTGGATCGTACACCTCTGCTTCTGGATCAACCAAGTTGAGGGCCCGTGTTTCACGGAAGCCTGTGTAGTCCTTGTCTTGCGCCAGAGCTTCCAGCGGTGTCAGCTTTCCACTGCTGAGAGCTTTCTTCTTGGTTTTCAGAGACGCATTCATGCGATTGACCAAGCCACCGACTTGGCGTTCGATGAGCGTGTTCCAGGCTTTGATTTGGTCTTGGTCCATCCGGTAGTTCAGCGCCAGCTGATCCCGGTACGTCTCGTAGGAACCAAGGAGCTCTAGAACACCCCGGGCCGGGTTATCACTTTGCATCAACAGAGACTTCTTGGTGTCGACTGTGTAGGCCCGCACGAAACGAACGACGCCTTTGGCTGTCTTGGCTAGGTTATCAAAGCTGAGGCTTCTTCCGGGTTCAGCAATGACAGAGTCACTTGCTGGTTCAGTTCCCGCTTCATCTTGGTCCGGAGTGCTTTGCGACACGCTCTCCGTGACGCTTTCCTCAGCAATTTGTTCTCCTGTAATTTCCTGAGAAACAACCTCTTGTTCGCTTTCTGCTCCGACTTCGACAGATACTGCGACATTCTGCTGCTCCTGAGTTTGGACTACTTCTTGGGTGGCAGCTTCCTCAGTCTCTCCAGGAAGCCCTTGGGTATCTTCGATGACGGGTGCACTGGTTCCCGCATCAGCTTCTTCGACGGCAGGGATTTTTCCTCCGGCTTGTCCGATGGTTTCTTCAACGTAAGCTACTCCTTTAGGCATCAGTGTTTTTGCTACATCAGCGTCGATGAGCAACATTAGGGCGCCGATCTCAGCGAAGAGTTCCGAAGCCAGAATTGCAGGGTCTTCCTGACCCAGAGCGTATTCAAAATACTCGGCCATTTCCGGGTCTGATTCAACAAGTCCCAGGACTTCTGCGTGTATTTTGCCACCCACCATCAGCTCGTTTTGTTCCATGGATGCTGTGCGGCCGAAGGTCTTTGAGGCCGCCGCATCAATCATGTGCATCAGCTCGTGATACGCAACGTGAATCCCATCTTTGTCGACACCCGCAATCATCTTCTTCAAGACAGACGGCTTCAAAGAGAGCACCCGCTCGGTCCAGTAAGCTTGACCCAGATGATCTTTTTCTGGCGACTTGAGCCAGGCTATCCGACGAATAAGTGAGGGGGCGAGATTGAACCTTTCGAGGATAGGGTTCACTACGTCCCGCACCTGTTGAACCCTCTGAGGGATCATTGGCAGGCTCTCAACGTCAGCTTCCCAGCCATTAACCGAAGTCAGTAACTGGTCATCGGTCATCGCATCGAAGTCAGCTTTTGTCCGTGTCTCGTTGTCGGCCAGCTCCAGCGCATCAGGCTCGGCTTCGTTGACAATCGTTTCAGGCTCAATCTGATCCACAACCTCGGTTGTCTCTACTGGAGTAACCTCAACAGGGTCCGCTACATTCTCGGTATTTTCCTGAACTGCAGGGGCCGGTGTAGCTTCACGCAACGGTGGCAAAGCCTGACCAGTCAACTCACTGCCGTAGATCGTGATCAGATTGTTGTAGAGATTGGACACAGTCTCTGCGTCGATCGCTGCTTCTTTTCCCAGCTGAATCGAATTCGGGGAGTTTGCGTTGATCCCTATCTTGCCTGCATTGTCCTTGTTGGCCTCAATCCAGGCAACTCCAGTCCATGTGCGATAGGGCACAGTGTTGTTCTTGGATTTCCCAAGCGCAAACGACTCTCTGGCTGCCTTCACTTTGTTCTGCATGTGCTCGCCAAAGTTCCGGAGGTTATCCAGTGCAAGCTGTGCCATGAGTTGATCGCCA